CCTGAGAGTACTTCTTCTCAGATGTCTTCAGTGGTCCGAAGATGCCAACAAATTGTGAGAGTACATCAAAAGTCTTCATTTGTGGATATATGATGGGTATGAGACTCTCGAGATTGACATCATTTGCGCTCACATAGTCTAGACTTCTCGCTAAATATTCAGAATATGTTGAAGGTGAGAATATTGTGTGAGTGGTTGTTTCGCCGGTTATCAAGTCATTGTGTTCTTCCTGGCCACTTGGTGCAAACCAGGATCTGCTTGTTCTAAATGCAGAGAGTCTACCAATGTATATGGCAGTTGATGTTCGTCTGAGGGACTCAGAAGCCCCTTGTGTGAAGAGCTTTGAGTATATGAGATTTAGTGTTTCTTCCTTGGTCTCTGGTCCTCTGATCATCATGAATGGGTTCAGTTCAAAGTATTGTGATACTGAGTCTGAATCCGCACCAACCCGTGCTCTCATGTTGACTAACTGTCTCACCAGTCCCTGACGTATGCCGAAGTGATCTTTCTTCATCAATGGAGTGTCTTCATCAAACATTTTGAATTCATTTGACTCAGTGGATGATGTCTTTATGTCAGAATAAAGAAGGTTGAATAACTTGCCAAAGCCATGTTTCCTGAAGATCGCATAATTGTAGTATTCAGGGCCAATGATGTCTTGTAGATCAATATCATACTGAGGATAAACTCCAAAATCGAATGGTATTCTATTAAAAGGTGATTTGAGTGATTTTGTCAGATCATTTTCTTGTCCAACGCCAGTTGCGAAAATCTCATAAAAATGCATGGAGTTCATGCTATGGGCGAATGAACAAACTAGCGATGAAGATCCATTCTCTCGCATCTGTCTGACCCTGGTGTAGGATTCATTCACGAACTTGGTACATGATGTTGTGCCTATAGCATCTGTTGACGCTAAAGCAAATTTGATAGTGGGAGACATTGTCTCTAAGTTTGCCATAAAGGCTGAGTTGAGTTCATACACGAGGCTTCCGCTAGCAGACTTGACTGACAGTTCCATGGAGTGCAGCCTCTCAGATGCATGCTCACATTGACCTAGTAAGAGATATTGGTAGTAAGCATCTTTCTTCGTCATGTTGAGTCCAATGATGGTGCCCTTGTCGTCGGACCCTGCCCGTGTTCTCCACTCAATGGACTGGGTTTTGTTCATGATTTTCAAGCATTTCTTGAAAAGAGCATCTCTCAGGCTCAAGCAGGATAAAGCGAGGACAGTCGAATTGTAATGGGGAATTCCTTAG